CTGTGAGCTACAGCTGATAAAGGTCGATAGGATGTAATCCCTATCAATCTCTTCGTTAAATCGACTAAGGAGTCCTTGCTGCACGTACTGCATGCAAGTAGGTTCCTTAGCGATAATGCGAGGTGTCTTTAGCGTCTTAGGTACCGTGATAACCTTAGCAGGTATCTCGCTACCAGGTTCGAGGATATCCACCTGATCGAAACGAGCGCTTTCGCGCCAGTTCCAATTAGGGATTAGGAACTCCCCGGAAGGGAAGACCTCTTCAAGGCGCTGGGTCCATACTAACCGGTCATATTTAGCATTAGCTTTAATATTGTCGGCTGTGGACCCAGGGCCATGTCGAGGAATGATATCTCCATCGTAGATAGACTTTTCTACGCTAGAGAAGATATTCCTAAAAAGGAGACTGGATAAATTCCGGAATCGAGACCGATCAAGGTCTGAAACCTCTTTATCCGCCTTCTTGATATCCTTCTCACACTCGATATATCCATTGATAGCAGCCTTCTCACGTGCACTAGTGCACTCAAGAAGGATCTTGCCATTTAGCTGTGTTAGCTGCTGAATAGCTTGAATTGCATCAATTGATGGACATTCGAGCAATAGACCACTAGTTCGGTCGAACACAAGATCAAGGAAACCTCCGAGAAATCGGGGGAGACCACCTCTAAAGGCAAAGCCCTTAAAGAGTGAGTGATCAACATACCCTCGGTCAAGACAAGTAAGAAAGTCTTTTCCGAAGGTAGGCAGGGTAATCGTCAAAAACGAAGAACCCTCGTGTTCAGACCGGCGATGGATAGTTTTAATATCCATCGTGGCGCTAGTACAACACCAACCGGCCAATTCATCGGCCAGTTTACTCCAGAGCAACATTAGGCTTTTCATGATCTGCCCACTTAATGAGGGTTAGAACATCCCAAGCCATGATCCACAGTCCCTAGGGATTACCTATGGACTGACAGTCAATCACGCACCTACAGGAAAACATTCCTGAGGTACAAATAAACCAGGCATGTGACATACGCACAGATGACCATATACATGGTCAGAAATGCGTAGAAAGCCACCTTAGCTCTCATTACCAAGAAGCTTGGTGATGAGAAGGTAAGAGCTGGCAGTGAACTGGGTGACAAGCCCAGTAACCACATCCAGGCCCTGAGCATTGGTGTACCCCACATCGGGGCGATCAATGACCAGGAAAGCACTCATAGAGTACTTATTGTTGACCGTAGTGACCAAAGGGTCAGCTGCGATCTTAGCGTGATCTAGCCGGATAGTCTGCCTCGTACGCCGCCCGTTCTGGTGGGCAGCGGACAGGGAGATAAGCCCGTCGGAAGACGAGTACTTACTCCCATTCGCCCCCACGCTAACGCGGGGGAGAGAGGTAGTCACACCGGCAATGGTGACTGTCTGAGGGTCTGCGAATGACATGGCGTGCTCCTAAACAATATGGAGAATTATTTCATCCATATATTGGAAGAGATTTGAATTCTTCCAGGTGGGTAGACAAACATCTACCTAGAACCGCGGGACATGCCCAGGGCTCCGAGTATGGATAGCTGGAACGGACTAAAGTCCGCCCATTTTAATCCAAACCCAAAGGGGTCGGCCTTTCTCCTAGTTTTACTAATTGTAGTAAAAGAGAGAGAGGTTTCAACGGGAGTTTCAGTATAAGATCCGTCAGGACGACTGTTCTTAGTAGAAACTCCGTCTAGCGTATAGGTATCTGTTATGCGAACTCTTTGCATAATATAGCCATAACGCATGACCAGACCACTGGCGGCGAAATCTGATATAGTAGACATTACTCTACCGAAATCGCCGAACCAGTCGATCATCCAGCTCCACGGCGTCAATTCCCAGAGAACATCTGGAGTCGGGGAAATGCCAAGAAGTTTCCTGGCAAGGAGTGCCTGCCTCACAACCTTCCTCCGAGAATCATAATCGGAAGGAAGATAGTAGGTAAACATTCCGGAAAACCACGACTGTGTAACCGTAGTACGGGTACACGTAAGACGACCGTTGTAATCACTGAAGCAACCAAGAGGTGGACCAATTGGATGGGGTTGATCCCCAGAAATTGGCCTCTCTTCAACAGTGGTTACTGTTGGAAAGGTGAACTTGCGGCGGACGCCTTTACCAGCGTCACGCTCGTACTGACCGAGAATCTTATCGGCCTTATGGATAGATTCCGCTATTTTCTTAACATCAGAAACTAGTGGTTTCCAGCCAAATTGGACATTAAGATACTCGTTCCCTGCTGACTTAGCAGAGAAGATGCGATCTTTGAGGGAGTGCAGAGCAGGTAAGGTCGGAAGACCATCCCTGTAAAGCTCTCCAACAAATGTAGCAACGTCAGACGCCGGACTAGTAGGCTTGCACAAAGAAATGGCAATAGCCCCCAGCTGATCAAGTTCCACGTCTGTGGACTTGTGAGCTGTGGGAAAGTGCCTAGGTGCAGGGTCTACGGGAAGGAAGACACCTTTATAGGTGTCATCAAACCCGGTGTGGTTGTTATTAAGCACATTCGGATGGATCAAAAGGTTAGGGACAGCATATGAAGGCTCTCCCTTTTCGTTTGAAACAAAAGAACGGGCAGTATAAAAATCACCACCTAGATCCGCATAGTCTTTGTTAATCGCTTGCATGGAGCCAAAAACCACCTTGCGGTGGTTATCGCGCTCTTTGCGCAAGCGAATAAAGAGACCATGACCTTCGGAATCAGTTACCTGATTACCGATGACACTGTAAACCTTGAACTGGTTATCCAGATCAAAGAAGACAGTTGGTGAAATCCACCAAACTGACTTGAAAGAAGCCGAGCCCAAAGAATATTCTTGGGCTCGTTTCTTTCTTTGCAATGTCATTCTAACAGAGCTCCTTTGGAGAAACATGTCTTTTCGACATGGGTG